GCAGAGTCCAGAGGGTTGTCGAGCCCCGGCATAGCGGCCTCCGCCACCGAGCCCGCAGGCCCCAGCACAGCTTTGTACGTAGACCCCGGCATGGGGTTGAGCAGCGACGCTGTAACGCGGGCATCATACTTGGCCATCTCCTTCAAGGCGTCCCACGTCTGTGCGATGCCGAAGTAGTCTTCGTGCCGCTCTCGCTTGCGACGGCCCTTGGCGGCGGAGACATCGGCTTCGATGACGTCGGTGGAGTCCCCACGCTCAGCGCCGCGTGCCCGAATCATGGCCTCTTCGCGTAGCGCGGAGTCCGAATCGGGCGTCAATTGCACGATCTGGTTGATGAGCTTGAGGACCTTCGTCCACCCCTCGATGACCTCGACCATGCTCTTGGCGAACTCCACCATCGCCGGGCCGATGACCTCGGTCAGCACCTTGCCCAGGGCCGGCATCAGCGTCGCCCCGAGTTCGCGGAAGGCCTCCATCATCTTGTCGATGGGTTCGCGGAGCTGCTCAAAGAAGTTGGTGATGCCCTTGCGCGCGTTGTTCGCCGCGTCGGATGCGTCACCACCCAGCATCTTGCCAATGAGCGACGGGCGGCCTTCGAGGAAGCCCCAGAGGTCGTCGATGGTGAGTGCCAGCAGGATGATGGCAGCGGGCACCGCGAGCACCGACATCTGCGCAGCGGCTGATGCGGCAGCGAACGCCGCGATGGCTCGGGTGGCGCCCATGATGCTGCTCACCACCCACCGGGCCGCGAACACTGAGAACAGGAGCCTTGCCCCCATGGTCAGTTCCCTGGTGTGACCGGCGAGCCACTTGAGCAGCTCTCCCAGCTTTCGGACGGCCGCCGCGAGTTTGTCACCAAACGCGCGAGCCGCCCCGTACCCGGACTGACCTGCTGCGTCGAGCCAGGCGATAACACCTTGGAGTGACGCCGACAACCCGTTGCCAGTCGTACCCTCCCCCACCGCCAGCGCGACCTCGAAGAGCACGTCCTTGAGGTTCGACAGACGACCCCCCAAGGTGCTCATCTGCAGTTCCATCGCCTTGGCGAACACCGTGTTGCCGGCGTTCTTCCAGAATGCCTGGATGGCCGCGGAGTTGCGCGCCACTGTCGTGGTCACGCCCTGGACCGTGAACTCGATGGTGTTGGCGTTGGTCTTGACACCCACGCCGAGGTTGCGCAGGCGCTGCTGCAGCCCGACGACCGACCCCGCAATGGCGTCGGTCATGTCGTTGATGCGGACACCCAGTGCGGCGGACACGTTGCCATAGGCCGTCATCGCCTCGTAGGACGGGTCAAGCCCGCGTCCCTTGAGCGCGATGTACGCCGTCATGTTCTCCTCGATCTGGAACGGAGTCTCACGGGCGAAGCGTAGCATCTCCTTCCACTTGACGCCAGCCTTGTCGAGCCCCCCTTCGAGCACGTTGAGCTGCGCCATCATGCGCTCGCCCGTCGTGATGCTCGTCAGCAACCCACCCACGGCGCGCGTCCCGAGGGAGAACGCCGCGAAGGCAGAAGCCATCCGGTACAGCCGACCAGTCAACCCCGTCGCGGCGTTGTTCGCCCCGAGCAGCCGCGCCCGCATTCCGTCAAGCGTGGCGTTGGCCTGCTTGAGCTCCTGCTGTTGGACTCGGAAACGGACTTTGGCGGTGATCTGCTTGCCGATGGCCATGCTGCTACTCTCCTGTCTCTATCAACCGCAGGTGGATCACTTGTAGTTCCCGGTACACCTCGGCGACAGTCCAGGTCTCCACTTCTCGCAGCGGCATGCGGAGGTGGGCGGCCACCAGCCAAGACAGGTGGCCCCACTCCACGAACAGCGGGTCATCTAGGGCGTCGAGGAAGACGCGTCGGGGGGACTTTCGGGGCTCGTCTCCACCAGCACCCCGAGCTTGTCGAGCCCCTTTGTCAAGAGCGACGTCAAATCGCTCAAAACCTCCCCCAAAAAAGGGGCGTAGTTGACCTCGAGCGCAAACCCCAGCACCTGGAACCCGAGCAGGTAGTCACCCCCGAACACGATGTCCTGGTTGATTGGCGTGTTGAGCGCGACCTGTTTGCCGTCGACGTCGGCCTTGGTGGTGGCCAGCATCCGAGCCATGAGCTCGACGCCGCCGCGGTCCATGATGCGCTGGGGCAGCTCGGAGAGCACGCGCCCGAACATCTGGCCGATGTCGCCACCAGCCCCGAACTGCATTCCGACGGCCGCGCCGATGAGGTCGCCCTTGATGGCCATGAGCTCCGCGAGGAGCGGGACGCCCTTCGACCAGGAGAACGGGATGCAGGTGAACTTCCGACCTCGAATATCGCGTTGTTGCAGCATGAATTGCCCTCAGCAGTGGAAGACCGGGGCCGAAGCCCCGGTCTAGGGGTTACGGGGAGAGCAGCCCGACGATGTCGCCGAGCAGACCCAACGGCCCGTGATGGGTGATGGCGTTGACGAGCGTGAGCTTCCACTCACGCGTGCCGGCCTCTTCCCCGAGCGTCAGCTCAGGGTCCTTGACGAACGTGGCCTGGAAGCACTCGAGGACGGGCTGCATCGAGCCGACGTCGAAGATGACGACGGGGATGGGCACGAACATCGTCGAGACCTGTGCCAACCCCTCCAGGGCGGAGTTGGTGTCGCTGCCCTGCAAGACCTTGATGGTGAGGTCGCTGACGTGGTTGAACTTCTTGGACCGCACGGCCGACCCGTGGCTGCCTTGGATGAACGTCCAGTCGTCGTCCTTGAACGCGTGAGTCATGGAGTCGCCCGCGGCGAACTCCGTGATGGGGACGCCGCCGATGGTGACCAGCAGGTTCTCGAGGTTGTAGGTGTGTAGTGCCATGTGTTACGTTCTCCCTAGGCGGCCAGGACGCTCAGGTTGAACGTCGCGTTTTCGATGGCACCCTTGAGGGTCGCCGTGGACGAGATGTTGATGCGTCGTGCCAGCCGGTCCGCGGACGACACAACGGAGATGTCGGGGATGGCATTCTCGATGCTGTCCTCGAAGTGGCCGACGCGCAGCCCGAGGCTCTGCACCGTGAGCAGCGTCGACGCGACTCGCCCGATGCCGACGTTGTCGAACGGGATCTTCCTGTTGAGGGCCGACGCTGTCACGAACAGCCGGATGCACGCCTCGCGGACGCGGGCCTCGTACCAGTGCTTCGACACCATCGTGTCGATGGGATCGCCGGTGACGAGCACGCCCGGGCCCGAGCACAGTTGCCCACCCGCCGAGAGGTACGAGTTGATGTGGTAGCCTTCGAGGTAGCCGAGCTGGCTATCGGTGATGTTGTCCTCGTCGCCAGTCACACCAGTGACCTGGGCGTAGTTGAACGTGGTGGTGACGACGTCGGGGTCAGCCGCCATCTTCACGGCGGGGGTGGCGACCTCGAGCCGCTCCGTCGCGTCAGAGTGGTAGTACAGCGCGGTCTTGGTGTTGGTCGAGAGGTCCGACGCCCCACCGATGAGCACGGGAGTGCCGGTCGCGAGCACGTCGGCGTCGGCGGTCTGCAAGAAGCACAACCGGTTGACCGAATCGGCCTCGACGTAGTCCGAGATGGCGAGGAGGTCCGCGGCGAGCCGGGAGTCCAGCGTGACGACGTAGAAGTCACCGAGCGCGTCAGCGGCTGCGGCGTCATAGTCGGCCGTCGCAAACGCGGCGCCTGCAATCTTGGCGACTCGGAAGTCACCGCCGTTGGGGGTCTGTGCGAAGTACGCCGCGCCAATGGTCTTGGCAGTCGTGCCGAGTTCGGCATCGGCCTGCACGGAGGAGTTCGACGTGTACTTCTTGATCGTCGCGGTGGCGAACGTCACGTCGTCGGTGAAGACGACCAACGAACCGAAGCCCTTGATCTGCGCGGACGCGGAGCTCGAGAGCAGGTTCACGACTACGTTACTGTCAAAATTTGCCATGAGTGACCTACTCGTCTATGGTGGTGGTGATGATGGCTTCGTCGAAGGCGTCGGGGTTGACGGTGATGACGCTGACAATCTCACCAATGGTGTCGGTCGCGACGGTGTCGACGTCGTAATATCGGAAGTGGTAGTCGGCTTGGGCTCGTCGCTCGTACCCCGCAGCGCGGAGCATGTCCTCAGGTACGATTGTCGGCAGGCCGGTGACATAGAGCTCGTTGGTGCGGAACAGTGTGCGAACAACCTCGTGTCGAATGCTGTGCGTGAGTGCCGACAAGGACTCCTGGGCGTTGTCGTGGAACAGGTCCACGCGCACGACACCCTGATACGCTAGAGAACGCACATCGTCCGCCGTATTATTCGGTGGTGTGCGCGCGACTGTCTCTTCGTACGGAGTCGACGACAGTGCGCGGCGCGACGACACGTACAACGTGGCGTACGGCTCGAGCGGGCGCGGGGAGTCAGCGAGTGGCTGCCGCGCGTAGATGACAGTGAACGTCGGCAGCGCGAGCTGGACCCACGCGAGCAGCGTCTGCTCCTCTGCGGTGTATCTGACTGTCATTGGAGCAGCACCTTGTCACCACCAACGGTGAGGAAGTCGCCAGCCACCAGCAGCCGCGCAACACCGGGCGCGTCCTCGCCGATCTCGACCAGCAGGAACGAGTGGTGTGGGAGCCCCGTGGTGTGGCACATCCAATCCTCGTCGGTGAACGCCTTGTACGCGCGACCGCGGAACTCGATGGTGTCGGAGTCGTTGACAGCGGATAGGTGCGTGAGCCGCAGCGTGTCGTCGGTCGTGAACAGCCAGTACGTGCCAACCACCCGCGCGCCCTCTTGGCGGAGTTCGACGGTGCGGCCTCGGACGGGCTGGATGGAGCCCAGCACGGTCGTTGTCGACTCAGTGCCAGGGCTGTAGACGCCGTCGACCCAAGTGCCGGATGCGTAGCGTCTGACGGTATGGTATGCGGCGCCGAGCATCACTCTCCGGGGAAGATGACTCGGACCGAGTCGTACATGAGCCAAGTATCGAACAGCCCGAGTTCCATGATGCGGAGTCGGGCGTTCCGGACGATGCCACCAGACCCCAACGACCACGCGACGAACGCGTCGCGGACGCTGCCGGGGTAGCCGATGACGTAGTCACCCAGCGGGTCCATGTCGGTGACCTCGATGGCGTGGGCCAGGAACCCGTGGTCGATCTCGTGGACGGCAGTGCGGGCCATCGCCTCAGGCTCGCCGAGCCGGGTGCGGCCTCGGAGCATGTCGTCGAGCTCGTAGAGTGACTCCATTGCGCGAGTCCACCCCTCGTCGACCTCCTCCCATGTGGCGTCTACACCAACCATGGCTGAGCCTTCCGGTCGTACCAGTAGTCGAGCTCGATGGAGCGCGCAGCGGAGCGAACCCCCGCGTCGGCGTACTCCTCCTCGAGCTCGTGGGTCTTGACGCGCTTGAGCACACCGCCAGCGGCGTTGGCTGCACGCATCACTCGGCACCACTCATAGATGCCGAGCTCGATCTTGCGAGGCAGCGTGATCCACCCAGGCTGGTTCCCCAGGTACGCGTCACACGCCTCGACGGCGGACTCCAACAGCAGCTGCAGCGTCGTGGCCTCGGCAGGCGCGGGCACCGCCAGGTGGGTCCGAAGACCGGCCTCAGCAGTGGCCCACGAGATGAGGTCTGCGACTCTAGCCATTCTGGAGCGCCTCTAGGTGCTTGCGAAGTCGTTTGGTGCCCTTGGAGCCGACCTCAAACTCGGGGTCGAGCTGCTCGATGGCCTCGATGATGTCGGCGCGGTCGAGTTCGACCTCGGCGGGCAGCTCGAGGTGCTCGATGTCGATGACAGGCGCAGCGGCCGCGGGCCGCTTGGGCGGCGTGGTGGCGTCTTCGCCTAGCCCACGCTTGATGAGGATGCGGTAGATCGACGGCACGGTGTTGAGCACCTGTCCACGAACTCCCACATCTGGCACGTCTTTCAGGAGTCGGATTTTCACGTGTGTCCCTCGGGGGTGCGACCTGGGAGGAGGGCGGCTCCCAGGTCGCGGGGCAG